TTTAAATTTAAATATATTTTATTATAAATTAAATCGTTTTTTAAAATCAGCAATATTTTTATTTATGTTTGTGCTTTCACCCCACGTGATGAACCTTGATAATGCTCCGGCCGTATAAGGGTCATCCCAGTTCTCATTCTTTGCGTGTCGCTTAATATATGCCTCTCTCTTTGCTTTATCTGCGTGATCTATAAATGTTTGTCCTCCTTTGAGACCAAAATGGATTTTAGTGCCGTTGTCAAATGTCGCCAGATATCTCTTATCCTTTCTATCACTCTGCGTAATATATGCCATATATGTTAGATTAGATTAATATTTTATCAATTGAACTTCATCAAAATAAATACGGCAACTTGAACCTATTTGAGTTGTAGTTGGTCGGACTGTGACTGGATTTAGGGTAGTGTTTTTAAAATTTAATATAGGTACGCCCGACCATCCTGTAGCATCATATAAAATAATAGAATAATTTGGATACACAAGATATATATTATCCGCATTATTAATACTTAATCCAACCCAAGAACCCACAGCCGTTCCTCCAGTAATTGCTGGAGTTGTTAATGCTCCTGCTACTGCTCCTTGAAAAGTAAAGTTTGTAAAGTCTGTTATGCTGTAATGAATTGGCGTCATAATATTTTGTTGTGTCGCTATGTTATTAATTATAAATACCCCACACATAGCAGTATTTCTGAAGCAGTGATATAAATTCCTGCTGGTAAATGTGTAATCTTTATAAGTGTTATAATTTTGAGTGCTTACAAGGGTTGAAGGACTCGCACTCAAATTCCAAGTCATAGTATTTAAAACATTACTACCAAATGCGTTCTGTATTCTAACATATGCGAAAATATTATATACTCCCTGCGGTATAATTGTAGTATCAAGTGTAAATGATGTATTTGGTCTTACTATAGTCCCAAGTGATGGCATACTAAATAATGCCGTATCCGCCAAATTACTACTCGTCCATTTTATATTCCCTGTATTCGCATCTACAAACTGAATTGTTAATACTTCTTCTTGCCAAGCAGAAGGACCAATAGCATATCCGTTTGTCAAACTATGAGATAACGTGAAAACCGACGACTGATTATTACCACAAAAAAATTTAACGATGCCGATATTTACTTGTTTTGTTGCGTCTGCTTCTCCTGCGTTTCCAGTATTAGCGAAATTTGCTACTTGGTCGGCGGGGAAATTAATTAATGGTTCTTCTCCTACGGCTAAACTTGGATTTGGTTGAATAAAGCACCCTTCGTTTAACTGCGTATTTAAATTTATCATTCTTACGCCAAATGTATCACAGACTATTTTATTATTACCAAGAGTTAAAATACCATTTCCCATATTAGTACAAAAATTCGTATCAACCACTCCTGATGCGTATATATTGTTGCTTGTTAAACCAGCGTTAAAGATCTGTTGTGTGCTATACGTCTTCACCCCCGAAACATTCTGATTAGTTGTCAAGGTCATATAATTTGCTGTAGCATAATTATTTACAAATGCTGTAGTTGCTAACTTCGTTGAATTATCTGTTGCTATTTGCGTTGTTGCGGTCACTACTGACCCCGTCATATTCGTATTTCCGGTTATAGTAGTATTAGTAGCATTTAAATTAAGACTGGTACAGGCACTCGTTATCGCCATATATGGACTATTTATTGTTGTAGCAGCACTATCATTAACAAAACTTGAGACAAGATTTGTAATAGCAGTATATGGACTTTGTAATAATGTATTTTTTCCCACAAAGTTACTATATGAAGCATCTACATAAAAAGAGTTAACAGTGCTATTAACAATAACAGTTGGAGATGCCAAATATGTTATAGTTCCAGATATATAGTTTGTTGTTGAATTCATATTACAATTAACACCAGATATACTGGTCGTGTTTCCAGTGAGGTATGTGGTATCTGCGAATATGTCGCACTGCGAGCCTCTAATTGTGGTCGTGCCACTTGTAGGCCAGAATATCGCATTTCCTGTTGTCGTCTTATTTCCAGTTATAGTTTGCGTCCCAGTAAGATTTACAAAATTTGTATCCACGTATGTTTTCGGGACAAGTTGATTCGCTGTGGTAGGAGCAACAGCACATACGGGTGATACTTCAAATGTTCCTACGCCTGTAAATCTGCTTGTTCCTACTACTTTTAGAACCTCTGTAAAACTGCTCGTGTCTAAACCATTACTAACTTTTAAACCCACACCATTACGCAATGTAAGGACAAATTCAGGGTCAGGGGCTCCTGAACCACTAACTCCGAAATACTGATTTTGACTATCTGTTAAACCTTGTGATATGTAAAATGCTCTTGCTCCAAATCTTGCCTGATGATATACGCTTTCACCGCCAATAGTTCCATTAATAGATGTATCACTTGTGGTATTATTTGTGATACTTACTTTACACGGCTGGTCTGCTGACAATATATTTCCCAAAATAGTTGTTCCAGTAAATGACTTATTTCCCGTGATAGTTTGATTTCCAGCAATTGAGACATAAGTTCCACCAGCAGTTGATATTTGATTGTCCACATATAATTTATTTGTGTATTCGTTATTTAAAGTTGGGGCTGCGGATGTCAATGACTGAGGATTGTTCGTGAAAAATTTTGTACCTGACGTGAAAGTTTGGGTAGTGTTCAAAGTCGCTAGGTTAGCAGTTGCCGTATCAACTGCGTCTTTCACAAATGCGGTATTAGCAATATTTGTCGTATCATCTCCTGGCGGTCTGTTCGGGGCTGTACCAGCACTATTAACAATTAATACATCTACATCTAAAGTGTCGGCATTAATATCGTTTGCGGAAAGGGTATTTAATCCATTCATACTTCGGGCTCCTGGCGTTAAATTATTTATTGATGGCATATTATTATATATAAATAATTTAATTTTTGTTTATCTCCTATTTAACAAAATTATAAAGATCTTCTGCTTTTGCTGCGACTCCTTTTGCTCGTTCTAAACCCTTGCCGATATTGGCTCCTACATTCTCGGCACTTATTTTTCCACCAGGGCCAACAACCTTCTTATATTGTGATGGGTTAATTAATGTTGAACCAGCCTTCAAAATACTAGCGGCTCCACTTGCGGCTCCAGCAGCCTTATTTGCGAATTGTAATGCTTGTTGTGCTTCAGGACTAGCCGCTACAGCCGCCCTAACAACTGGATTCGCTAAAGCCACATTACCAACCGCCACACCAGTCTTAACAGCACCACTAAGTGCTTTTCCTGCTCCTCCCAAACTTTTACTTGCTTTCATGGCAGTTGATATGCCTTTTCTAAACATAGCATTTGCTCCTTTAGGGGCTCCTAATCTAAACATATATATATAATGGCAACACTTTTTTTATTCTTCATTTATAATAATTTCATTAAAACCATCAAATAACCTTTGAGTAGGTACATTAATAAATAAGTATTTATACTTCTCATCAAACACTAACCTTGAAATGTCATTTATATATTTGCTTTTGCTTTCTACTACTTCATCAAAAATGGTCTGTAGTTCTTGTTTTGAAACTCTGAAACAGAAGATATTGCTAAATAATTTTCGGATATCTTTTTCAATTGAATACCAAGTTTGAACCAAAAATATAATACTACAAGATAAATGTCTTCGGTTCATTACTAGTTGTTTTAATAATTTTTTTATTTCAGGGTCTTTAAGCGACGCTGTTACATCATCAAATAATATACAGTTATTAAATTTCTTTTCTTCTCCTTTGATTCTATTCATAACAATATCTAAATTGTCATAAGTTAATTCATCGTATATTTGATCTTCAGGTATTTTTGAAAATAAATCATCTTTCATACTTGCTCTTGAATGCGTTGGTTGAAATAGAAAAATATTATGAAACGTCTTTCTAAATATCTTTCCACTCTTAAAAAATGAATACAAGAGAGAGGTCTTGCCGGAGCCCGGGGCTCCGATAAATAAATTTGTTTCATGAGCATTTAAAAACTTTGTCAGTTCATATTTGTTAAGTTTTTCGTGTAGACCACCATCACAAATCATCTCACATTTTGGAAGTGGCGGAGCATCATTCTTTTTAATAGTAATACTACTCATTTATATATTAATAAGAATATTTTTTTAAATTTATCCACTTTTGGTTATACCTTTTCTAAAGGTATCTTAACATTTTAAAGCAGTTTGTCGATTCACGGTATCAATTTCAAACAAGGCGTCATAGTTGACAACAAGAGTAATAGTGTGGACTTGGGCAGTAGCAGTACCAGTAGAAACTCTGTAACTGATGGGACTGTTTTGAGTGGAGATACCAGTAAGAAGAGAATCGCTATTAAGTTTTTCAACAGATGTTCCGACGTAAAATTTACCAGGGGCAGCAGCAGTGGTAGTAGAACCAGAGTTGTATGAAAACTCAACCCCAGAAATAGCAAATGAGTTGTTTCTATCATAAACAGAACCAAGAGCAGAGCGTAATTCCTGTAAGATTCCAGCACGATTTACCAAAGAAGACAACGCTCGTTGAGGATAGATGACACCGCCGACACTGAAAGAATACTCTCCGTTTCCGCTGGTAATATCTACTGAATCAAATGCTTTGTTAAGTGAAGTAGCAGCAGTACAACCGTTGATTGCGAACAAAGATTTAACACTGGCATATCTTTGATTGTAAATGAGTTCAATGTAACCAGTTGAACTAGATGCCAAGGAGTTAGAAGATGAAGAAAATGATTGCGATTTAACATAGATCTTATCACCCATAGAAAGCACCATTTGCTCAACAGCACCACCCATGTCAACTACCTTGTAACGCAATTCCCAGTTGCTGAAGGATACATTACTGACAGTACCAGCAGTTGCGAACATATTTGATATGGCATCAAGAGTCAATGTGATACGCACTTGAGGCATCGCAAATAAGGGCAACAGACGTTCAGCGTTAGATAACACGCTCATCAAAGGTGCACTAACATTCCAGCCAAATGTTCCGGCCGTAGCAGCAAAATCACGACTATCCAACAAGTCAAGAGAAGGAGCAGCCGTAGTGTTGTTGTTGTAACCGAAAGCCGCTTGTAAACCGAATTTTTGTGCTACATCTAAAGTAGTATTTGACAACATATTCATAACGTTGTTGTAATTTTGAATGGTATCAACTGTTTGAGAACCGATTTGAACATCAAGACGATTGATAGGAGTGTAAACAGGGCAGCCTATCAAATTGGTTTGGTTGGCGGTCATAGTCATAACACCGTTATATGCGATATACAAAGAATCAGGGACAAGGAAACCACGGTTTACAAGGTCAAATTGAATTTGAGCCCCAGGAGTAAAAACGGCACCGTTTACGGGCGAAGCGGCAATTGGGATTTGCGTAGTAGCATCAGGAAGGCTTGGAAGGCCATCAGCATAGTTAATAGACTGGGGAAGAACGACAGACATTTTTATATAATACAACTATATAAAAATTTTTATAATTATTTTAAATTCTATAGAATTGACTTATTATTGTAAAATAATAATTCTAAATCTGTTTCATCGGTATTTTCTGGTTCATTATCCCCTAAAGGTTGCGTATCTTGAGTTTGTTGAATATCTGCTGCTAACTCCGGGTTTTCATTTTGTAAAATTTGAGTTTGTAAATCTATCATATTTAAAATGGGTTGAACTATGTCCTTAAATTGAGTTGTTGATTTTGGCTTCCTCTCTCTTGTAATAGCAAACATAAGAGTTATATTCCATCCGATGCCATTGAAATTCACTAAATTGTTATCATCGCCATATATCTGTAAATCAAAACTATCTAATTCTTTATTTTTTATAATAGATTGAATATTCGCAATATTATCATACTGAATCAGTCCAAACGTTCCGGCTTCTATTGGGATAGTGGCTAGTACATTCAAATTGCCTAAAACTGAACTATCAAAATTATAAGTTGATATTTCTAATGATGTTATTTTTAGTTTTAAAAGACCAAGAAGATTCAATGGAAATGGAGCATCTAAAATACCAGCAGTTGTTGTATAATTTGTTCCAGAAGCAAATCCTAAAGTCTTATTAATTGTTCCAGTAGAGAGGATAGTAAAATTAAGACCTCCTGATCTAACAAATTTTATGATTCCAGTAACGCTTGAAATGGTTATTGCTATATCTGTTATTGATTGCCCTGCTAATTGTGAAGTTATTTCTGTAATTAAAGTGTTTGAATTATAGTTGCCTCTCGTTAAAGTGATTGTATATGGTAATGAGTTATATGTAATTCTAAAAATATTATTGTAAACATTTACATTGTAAAAACTCATTGGTATTTGAGCATTTTGTATAGAGACCTGAATTTCTTTAACATCCGGCTCATCTGTTAAAATACCTTTAAAATTAAACACTACATCACTATTAAAGTCGCCATTATTTTTTACAGCGTTATTACTATCTAAAATAACTATTCTTTGTTCTACATACGTGTCTGACATTATATAATATGTTTTTATAAAAAAAAATTATATAATTAATCTTCTATTATTTCGGCTTCAAGATAAGCATGTTTATCTTTCAATACTTTAAGGGCTTCTTGGACTTGCTTCTGTTCTCTATCCATAAGCGTAGCAACTATATCTTGATGAAACTGTTTCTCATCTTCTGGCATATCAGGATTTGCTTTTAAATAGATTGAATGAGTCAATGCGTTGTATTCATTTAAAAGGGGACACATTCTTTTTAAGCGTTCCATTGTTATTTTTGGTTTTAAATCTTCACTTTTCAAATAAGTAATACTATCAAGAAAGGCTTTGCGGTCTTTATAAGTTTTGGAAGTAAAACAAGACATTATATAATATGTAAAGATTATAATTTCGCCTTAATTAACAAAAAGATTATATTTATTATATATAATATGGCGAATTTTCAAACAAAAACGTTTTTAAAATACGATGATTATATGACTCCAAAATATGCGTGGGAAAATATTTCCGAATACATACCAAGAGATAAAATTATATGGGAAGCGTTTTATGGAGATGGTAACTCAGGAAAGCATTTAGAAGAATTAGGTTTTAATGTAATACATAAACCTATTGATTTTTTTGAAAGCAATGAAGGTGAAATTATTATTTCTAATCCGCCATTTAGCAAAGTTAAAGAAATTATGCCAAGATTAAAAAAATTAGATAAACCATTTATTTTAATACTTCCATCATCTAAAATAAATACATCTTATTTTCATTCTTGGAAAAATCAATTACAAATTATTATTCCGAGAAAACGTATACAATTTGAAAAAGTTATAGATGGAGAAAAACCAAATAATTTGAAAAACGCCTGTAATTTTGACTGCTTTTATTATTGCTATAAAATGAACTTAAAAAACGATATAACTTGGCTAATATAATATAAAATTAGTACTTAAAGAAAAACGACAAAAAGAACTTAAAGAACCAATTAAACAAAAATATATTTAGGTTTTAATGGAGCAGGCGGTGGATTATAAACTTGAACTGGAGTTGGAGAAGGTCTCACTTTCTGCTTTGCTACTGGCTTTGGCGGTGGGACATGCTCTTCTTCTTCTTCGCTACTTTCTTCTGTAGGCTCAGGCTCAGGTACTGGAGCCGGTTTCGGTTTAGGTTGTGCTTTCTTTTGTTTAACAATTTCTTTCATTTTATTTATTTCTTCAAGGGTATCATCATCATCACTGATTTCATCTAGGATTGCTTGTTTCATTTCTTTCTTTTTAAGAGCAATTGCTTTTTGAACAACTTTTTCTTCAAATGCTTTCTTTTTTGCTTCTTCTTGCTCTGCTTTTTCTTTTCTGATTCTTTCTGTTCTTAAAATTGCGGCTGCTTTTAATCTTTCAGTAGCGGCTTTTTGTGCTTCTGTTCTTTCATAACCACCTTTCATTCTTTTATCCAATTTTGGTGCTTTTACTTTATCTAGTGAAATTTTTGGGGCTTGTAAAGGGTAATCTTCTTCCTCTCGTGCTTCAGGTTCAGGATCTTTATATACTGGGGGTTCTACTTCATTACAACTTAACAAATCTACTTCTTTTTGGAGTCTTTTAATTCTGCTTGCCATTTATATAATCTGTCAAGAAAAAAATATAATAGATATATATAAATGGCGGACTATTATCAGAAAAATAAAGAGAGGATATTAGAATATCAAAGGGTTTATAGAGAAAAAAATAAAGAAAAAATCCTTGCTTATCAAAAGAACTATCAAAAAATTTATTATGAAAATAAAAAAGATATGGACAAGCCACCCCGTGAAAAAATTACCACTTCAAAATTAGCAAATAAGAAAAAACGTTTGGCAAAAATGCTTTATAAGAATGAACTAAAGGTACAAGCGTATAAACAAAAGTTAATTGATGAATCTATTGCTCTTGAAAATTCAGAAAACGATATTTTTGAAGAAAATTGCCTAAATGCTTACCCCGACGATTCTTCTTGTATTCTTTTCTAAGTTAGTTAATTTTAATTATATGTTGTTTTGTACAATATATGATTATGTCCTAGATTATTCTGAATTAATTGAAAAAATGAGGAAACTATCTATCCCTTCTCCAAAACTAAATTAGTTTTCCGGCAATTCTGAATTTTTTTTAGTTTAGTTTTTAAGGGAGATAATATAGAACAAGGTGAGGAGTGAAAGGTGAAGACTGCTTTTAACTTAAAAAAAAATAAAAAAAAAGAAAATCAAAAAAAAATCAAAAAATGAAAAAAAGTGAAAAAAAAGTGTTTTTCATAGTTTTTCTATATATGCGACCTAAAAGTACCCTCCACCCCTTCACTCATCACCCTGTTCCATATTATCAATTATTGAATAATAGATAATAGATATTATTTTTACATACCAAAATGTTCTTTCAATAGAGTAATATCAAACATAGTTTTATTTCCAGTTTTTGTATGTTTTTTTGAAATACCATTTATTTTTAACCTTTCTAATCTAACCGCTAATTGTATTGAATTACATTTATATTCAAATCCACTTTCATCAATCCAGTCCATAAATTTTTCATATATTTGTCCACTTGATAATTCTGTAGTAGGGACGTTCTGATTTTGAGATACATAATGAAGCAACCAACCTTCAATAGGGTTAATAGATAGTTCGCATAGTTGTTTGTGATATTCAGTTTTCGGCAATGGTATAGTCATAAATTTGTCCATATGTAATATACCTTTAAAATATTCGTAGCAAGTTTTTACAATATTAACATCTTCTAAATAATCGTATATTTTTTTAAAGTACTCTTTATCCCCAATTTTCTCATCACTACTTCTAATAAATAATTTTCTTCTATCATCTTTTGCTGTATTCATAGGTTCTTCTTTATTTGTTGTTATAATAAATCTATGATATGATTTTATTTCATACGGATTTACATTTTTGTTATTAATGGTAATGGTTGGTTCAGTAATAAGACCTTTTATTCTACCTTCACTTTCAAGAGTTTCTTTTTTAGATAATTCATTCAAATTTACAAGAAAAGCATCACTCATCAAACCATTAAAATCTCCCCATACATCTCTTGAAGGAGAAGTTGTTTCGAATACTTTTGATTTTCCAAGTAATTTAATTAACAATTTTATAAGTGCACCCTTTCCAGCCCCTTCTTTGGAGATTAAAATAGGACAAACGCTTTTAACAGAAGGGTACTGTATCATTTGAGCAATCCAAGCAATGAAATAATTATAAACCTCAATATCGTGATTACATAATATTTTAATGTGATTTAAAATTTCATCTCTTTCTTTTTCCATTTCAACATAATCAATAATTAATTCCATAGCAAAGGGTCGCCATACATTAAACATATTTGGAGGGCAATCTAATCCAGGCGGATAAACACCAATATCCTCATAGCATTTCTGTTTTTGATTGTTATAAGTCCAATCATTAATGAAATTAGCATCTTCAACTACAACCTTACCATTTACTTCCTTCTCCTTTACATATGTCATATTTTCATAAGCAGTCTTAAGATGTTGCTTTGACATAACAACATTTCCATTCTCGGTAGTTTTAATAAATATACCCTTATTAATAATTTTACAATGATTTTTTTCAAATTTATCCCTAACTGCTTCGAAGGATGTTTCATTATATTCTTTTGTGTCTACTATACTTTCAAGTCCAGTTGCTTCTGTAAAATCGCTAACAATAGTTGCGTCATCATCTGTTTCTTCATCTTCCAACGCATCAAGATGTAAATGAATGTCATTATAACCTTTCCATTTCATTCTTACGTTTAAACCTGTTTCTTTTACAATAAGAGTATTAATATCATATAAAAGACTATCCATAAATTCCGGATTATTATTTGTAAGTTCTAAACAAAGGCCATCATATTCAGGTACAACATTGTTTTTCTTAATAACAGATCGTTTTACAAGATATTTATAGCAAGAATGAATAATATGGTTTTCAATAGTACCACACCAATAAGACATTACTCTTGATTTAATTTGATATTCTTCTGTTAAATTACCCCTTACTTTTTCAACAACATCAGGATTATTAATATAAATAATTTCCATAAAATTTCTACACTCTGATACAAAACTCTTAACAAAAGGATGCGGTTCTTTTGTATTGAGTTCTATATTAGCCTCCTCCATTTGTTTTAACCAAGTGTTATGTCCGCCACCATAAATAACAATATTAAAAATATCCTTTACATTATCATCTGATAAGGATTGTTCTTCAGTTGAATAATAATTTATAAGTTCTTTAAATATGCTTTGTCTATTATCAAGATAATGTTTTATATTGACAAATTTATGCTCCATTGAATTCTTTTTGGCCATTTCATAAAGGATTGTACAATGTCCGCAGACCATATCTAGGTCAACCCAACCGAGATGTTGAAATAGTGTATGTTTCATATGTCTTGAAATACAAATAGGGGAAATACTATTGTCAGGATAAAAGCGACCAAGACCATATCGGTTATTATGTTTTATTTTTAAAGTATTTTTTCCCTTCATAGCATCAAGAATAGGTTTTAATAATAGTTTTCTGTTGTGAGTGTATTCTTCATAGTTAGAGTTATACATTTTCATCATAAGAGCATAATCAAGTTCGACTACAAACTCTTTTTTGAAAGCAGAGTAGGTAGGTAGTTTGTCTAAAAGCAAAGTCCAAGAATTCAAGAATTTCATGTCTATATATAGTTCTAATATTATATTTTTAAGTTCTTTTGAATTAAATATATAATTCTATATTATTGCCTAAAATAAATCAATTTTTTTTAATCGGTCAAATTCTTTCAAAATATTTCTTCGTCCGTACACACTTTTTCTCTTTTCTTCTTTGTGTTCTTCGTAATATTTTTTCTGATTTTCTCGGTTGATCTCCGCCCACTTTTCGTAATTCTTTTCACGCCACTTTTTATTGGCTCTATCTTGAACTTCTTTGTTATACATATTTCTTAATATAATATAAGAATATATATTTAAATCAATTTTTTGTTTTATTTAAATTGCCTAAATGTTTCAAACTTTTTTATTATAAAACTCCTTAATTCTATCAACTTCCTTTGTCCATTCTTCATCCTCTAGTTCAGTTTCAGTTTCGTATTCATCTTCCTCCATATGATATAATGCGTATACTCTTGAAACAATTTTAAAAGATCCATCTGCTCCGTGAATAAGAACTTGATTTGGTTTACTTCTAAAGTATCGTTCGTTATGCTTTTGTTTCATAACAGCGTCTTCGCAATATCTTTCAAGAATTTGTCTTCTTGTTTGGCGTTTGTCTTTTGGGTTGAAAAAAGAATTCATTTATATTAAATACTAATATTATAAATTCTCTAAATTGTTTCTATATTAATTATTATTTAAAATAATATGAAATAGGTTTCTTTGGATTTTTCTTATGTTCACTTAAAGCAATAGCGACCCTTTGCTTAACAGCATTACCATAACTTAAAGGAGCATTAGAAAAACAACGCTTTTTATCACATACTTTGAATCCGCTACCAAACTTCTTAATCGCAAATGGCATATTATATAATAACAACCACATTATATAATATCTTATAAATTATTTGATTATATATTTGCTCAACTTTCATAAAGTTGATTAAACAAATAATGCTTTCTTAGCACCAGCCCCACGATGTCTCTTTGCTACTTCTTTCTTTTGAGCAGCCGTTGGTTTAACACCAGCCGGTAACACAAATTCATTCTTGTGAAGCAAAGCAGGCCCAGTCTTTGGTACCTTACCACCATTCTTGTATGGTACTAGAGTAGCACCTGCCAATGTACCTGCTTCGCCACCTAAAGAAGCACCCAATTTCTTACCGGCTTTACCACCGATCAATTTACCAACGGCACCGCCAAGTGCCTTTCCAGCACCACGACCGAATATAGCACCTAATCCACCCATTGATTATATATTGTCTAAACATTAAAAAAAAATATATAAAAGTTTTAAGCATCTAACTTTACATAAGTCTTTGCTTGTTGTTCACTTGAACCCATTTGAGTTAATTCAGCATTCATCTTTTTTGTCTTCTTCATAACATCAGCGTATTTTTCAGTGAGATACGAATGTCTTAATGCGTTGATTGAAACCTTCCCATCAAATATTCTATTAAGTTTTTGATTTAAAGTAACAGCAGAAAGTTTGTTACCATTTAATCCAAATAATAAATAATCAATCTTATCTGGTATTGCGGAAATGTATTTCAGCAAAATGTTTTTAAGTTGAATTGGTATTTCTAAATTCTGGCAACCGTAATATTTGGCGGTCTTGTATTTATTGAAAAACATTTTGTTTTTTTCCATATAGTTGTCTACTTCTTTGTTAACATTTTTAATTTTAAATTCTGTATAATCCAAAGCACGTCTTGGCACAATGTACTGACCTCCAAGAAGGCATACCAAAATATAGTCTTGAAGTCTTTGAATATCAGCGTCATTTATATATTTCTTCTTATAAATAAAATCGGTTTCTTGTTTTAAATTATATAAAATATCCTTAATCTGTTGCCCTGTAATATTGCTTTCCTTTTGACTTTCTGTTTGTTCTTGCTTGTTAATCTCATCATTATATTCTTTAATATTTGTAAGCATTTCAGCCTTGTATTCTTTAACATCCGGAGCAATACATACTAAAGCAGATAAAAGAGTCTTTCTTACATTAAAAGGTTTTGAATTTAAGAATGCTAAAATTATATCCTTCTCTGATTCAAATTTAGATACGACTGGTTCTTTGTCATCTTTAAAACAATTCTTATAAATTGTTCGCAATAATGAGTTATACGTTTTCAAAGAGCCATCGCTCAAAGTACTTCTCTTTTCTTTTAAAACTTCTCTAAAGTCCATTTATATAATAGATAAATATTATAATTATATAAAA